ACTATTGGTTGTTCACCTACTATAGCATCATCACCTTGTGCTTCTTGTAGCTTCTGTACTAATACTCTTATAGTATGTTGTGCATTAGCTAGTTCTTGCTGTGCTGTGTTATATAGTGATTCGTAGTTTAAGTCTTCTGACATATTATTCTCCTAAAAAAATATTCTTTCTATTATCAGCCCAAACATTGAAGCGATAATTAAGCCATAGAGTCCATAAATAAGATTTTCAACTTTATCAAATCTCTTTGAACCACTTGCTAACCTTCTATCTATGTTCTCGTATCTAATAGCACATTCACGTTCATGTGCTTCTAGCTTACTTATAGTATCACTTGGTATCTTGACTGCCATTCAACTATTCTAAGGCATTAATTCTATAGATACAATGATAAGTGTTAAGACTTTTTCTTAGTAGTTTTCTTTGTTGTAGTTTTTACAGGTGCTTTGCCACCTTCCCATGCTTCATTAATATTAGGTGTAGAAGGGTCATCTGCTTTTAATTGACCTTTGGTGTTTCTAGCTCTTTTAGGCTTAACTGAAGACTCAAGATTTAAAGTGTCTTCTACAGAATCCATTTTAACTTCCATAGCCCAACTGTTATTAACAAAAACGTCCATAATTTCTTTTTGCCATAAGTCTTTTGCATTAACTATCTGATCTTTTTGATAAACTTTTGTGATAGTACCTTCTTTGTTACCTGTTGCAGGTTTGGTAGTGAGTATTTTGTATTTCTTTGACATTTTATTCTCCAAAAAAAAGGGGGGTATAAACCCCCCAAGATTGTCTAATTAGACGTTATGAATAACATTACTTGCAGGAGCATGTAAAGGTGAACCTTTAACAATTACGCCTGAAAGTGGTGTTCCGTTGGAATGAGTTCCTGATTTTGCAAGAACTAATCTTACATATCTTTTTCCACCAACATAACCAACCTGCCATTCTCCACCTGTTGTTCCGGGGTCTCCACCAGTTGTTCCATCAAGCTTTAGCCATATACCTTGACCTGCGATAGTACCATTCACGATGTCAGCTTGGTCTGCTTTAGTCCAAGTTGTGTCATCATCTGAATGCTCTAAAGCAACAGTAAAGAATAAAGAGCCACTTAATGTGTCACCTTCAGCACCTACAGTTACAACAGCAGTAGCACTTTCAAAACCCTGTAAATCTACAGTTGTGCCATTAGCACCTGCAGTTTTGACAGCATTTACAAGTGAGTTACCTACTGAAATATTGTGTGATAAATCTTTCATATTTCACCTACCTTATGTTGAAATTTTTTGTTTAATGATAGCTTCAGGAAGAACCACTTGACCACCAACTCTTCTTCTAGCAATGTATCTTACATTTCCAGTTGTAGCTTGTGTGAATGGGTCTCTTAAAACTGCTAAATTAACTCTATCAACGATCATGTAACCACGTCTAAAGTCTCCAAATGCTACAGGATAAGTACCTGCATTCACATTTGGCATATCAGTTGCCTCTATATATTGATAACCAAAAATAGTATTAGTAGCACCAGTAGTTCCACTGAATCCTGCTTGGAATATGTACTGACCATTACCATCTTTTAGTTTTCTTATATCTGCAAGTGTTGATCTGTTAAATACAAAAACGCCATTTTTACCATAATCTGACTTAATGCCATGTATTAAAGTTAAAAGACCATCTGCACTTAAAGCATCTGCAACACCTGAATTTGCTTCGCCAACTGAAGAGTTAGTTAAAAATCCTTCAGGCTTACCTACTGAGTTACCACTAACAAAAGCGGCACCTTCAGCTTTAGCAAACTGCTGACTGAATTCTGACTGCATTTCAGCTTCTAGATCAAATACTGAGTCTTCTAAGTCTTGCTCTGAAATATCAACTAAAGCATATTGCTCATGTGCCGCTATTTCTTCTAGACCTACATTATAACCAGTTGTTTCTGATCTTGTTCCTGATTCAGCTACCCATTGTGCGGCAAACGTACCAGTTCTTTTAGGAACTTGGATTGATCTTGCACCAGTGCTTCTAGTTCTAGCAATACTTCTGATAGGTGAGATTTCAGTTACGTCTTTTAGTAACTCTCTCACATATTCAGGTGGTGCTAGATATCCGCCAGTTGAGTCATTGCTGACTGTTAAAGCTTTCTTTTCTATTGTATCAAGACCTTCAACGCCTTTTCTACAATACTTATCAAAAGCATCCATGTACTCATCTACTTGCTTAGTATCAAAGCCTGAGTTAGGTCTTCTTACAACCGTCTCTAGCTTCTCAATTTGGCTTTTGATGTCTTCGGCGTTTTGTTGTGCAACAGTAAGTTTTTGATTAACTTCTTCATAAGAATCCATTTTGGCTTCTAATTTATTTAGCTTCTCATCTACATACGATGTACCTTCGCCTTTCTCTATGCTTTCTAATCTCTCGTCATTTACTTTTTTAAATTCGTTAAAAGTATGACCTAGTTCAGAAATAGCATTTTTTATATCTTCCGACATAATAATCTCCTATTAAGATTTTAAGGTTAAAGTTAAGTTCTTTATGGCATCTACCAAGTCTGACTTTGTATCAGCATCACGCTGATCAAAACAATCATCAAGTGCTTTTGCACACATTTTTGCTTCTGAACGAGAAAGCTGAAAAGCATCACGCAGTCCTTTCTCCCATTCTCTAATAGAGATATCTTCACCTTTTACTGAACGAACAGTTGCCTGAGGGTTCATAGGAAAGGTTACTAACGACACTTCCATCAAATCTACTTCTTTGATAATACGTTTGTTACCACGCTTATCATATGAAACTTCTTTTGGGTTTACTCTAAATCCTATTGATAGACCATCTAAAGCACCCATTTTTAATAATTCGTAGGCTTCTGCACCTGCTTGTGTTTTAAGAGCAAGTCTACCTTTGACCACTAGTCCATGATCATCTTCTCTTATTTCATCAAATACACCTATAGGCATATCTGACTTGTGTTGATATAAGAGTTTTACATTTTGTGGTTTTCTTCTTTTTAAGGACTTTGCGAATGCTCCTGATTCTATAACATCATTACCTAAATCTTTATTTCCAAAAACAGAACCATATCCTTCAAATGTTCCATAGTCTTTATCTTCTTCATCATCGTTATAAGCTTTAATGCTAGACTTAATTTCAATGGATTCTTTTTCCACTTCTTTAGAGTCTTCCATCTCATCAACAGTTTCTTCTACATCAGGTTTACTTTTACCAAACTCAATAATATAAGAGTCTTCTGTTTCTTCTACAGCTCTTACATGCTTTTCATCATTCTGAATAGAATCTTCTTTGTTTGAATCGTACTCACTAGTACAGACAGCTAATCGTTGGTTTGAATCAGTATATTCACTCGTCATAGTGTCATCTCCCATACATCTAGTTATAAAATCTTGCCTAGACTCATCACTATTAGGTTTTGGTATAGGCATATTACTTTATATAGTATCTTATTGCTTAAATAAGCACAATATATAGGTATAGTTAAAATAATCCTAATAATACTTGTATGTTAATCCGTTTTGGGATTATAATAGTTGTATAAATTGAAAAACAGCCTTAAATGGCAAGGAAACATAAAATGACAAACTCAACTAAAATCTCAGACTTCATCAGCAACCTTGTTGATACAGAATTAGAATTAGAAGGAAGACTAGATATTCAAGTAGGCATGGCGGCTACTAGATCAAGTGGTACTGATAGCTATCCTTATACTGTCACTGAAATCACTGGTAAGAAAGGTAATAGAACTATTACTTTAAAAAGAGATGATCATAGACCTGATGGAAATCATAGTTTTGAATATGGTGGAAAGCAGTCTTATATCTATATCCCAAATCCTGAAGGAACTGAGCAGTATGTTCAGGAAAAAAATTGGGTACATGACAACACTTATAAAGTTTCATTTAAAAATGAGGAAACTGGAAGATTTAGAAAAGGTCATGGATACATCCATTTTGGTTCAAGAAGATATTATCAAGACCCTTCATTCTAGAAGGGTTTTTAATGGAGAAACATATGAATAAATTAGATCAAGAATTTTGCTTAGTAGCAATATCAGGTGATTGCTCAAAAGAAGGGATGGGTTCTTATAACGAGGTAATACCTTTTCAAAACCAACACATAAATCTTGTTAAGAAATTTTTAAAAGCACAAAACGAATTAGAGTTAGCTTATATGTTCTGTGAATATGGCACAGCTTCAAGTAGAAAAGCTAGTAATAAATTCTACGATGCATTTGCAGAATTAAAAGACTTAGGAATTTTTGAACACAAGTGGCATAGCAGAACTTCTTGGAAGGTTACATTTAATAATAAGAACGATCTTAAAGAAGAACATGCACCTTTTAATATACAAAAAAGAAACTACACTATGGACGTAGCATAATGAAAAAACTAGAACTTAAAGATAGACAATGGCAAGTAGTGATTGATGCCATGTCATGTTATACAGATGGTGTTAGGGATAATTTAGACTATTTTAAATGTACTCACAATCAAGAAGATGAAATTTTTGGTGGTAAGTTTGATGAAAGACAAAATATCTACGAAAGTGCAGGTGAATTAAGGGCTTGTCATAATATATTAGAAAAACTTACTGGTAGTAAGTATCATTATTAATCCATATCCCTTTCATCAGCATAAATAATAACACATCTACAGTTGATGACATTTGATGCACCACCTTTAGGGTCTCCTGCATATTCCATAGGAACACCACCGACTATAAAGTCTTCATTCATATCTACAATTTGACCATTAGCTAGTGCATGTGCTGATCTAGTTCTTTTATCGTTAGTAGAAACCCACTTCTTTAGCATTTTAGTACCTAAGTCTTCTTCTACTTTTTGGAAATATTGGTTATTAGCAAAACTTGCGGCGTTATGTGTTTCAGTACGAGCTATAAGTGCTGATCTACTTCTACTAATAGGTAAAAACTTATCAGATACCAATTTAGTAATCTGTGCTAACGTAAGATCATCAGCCCTACCCTGTTCTATAACACTACTAATACGAGTAGCTAGTCGCATACTAATACCTGCAAGAACTAACTGCCTAGTATTAAAATATTGCTCTACTAGGTTTTCAAAGTCTATTGATCTACCAAATACAAAAGCTTCATCTTGTTTTTTATCAATATTGTACTTAGATTCGTTATATTTAAACATAACCTTAAAAACACGCTTGTAATGTGCATGGATAATAGGGAATAAGTCCTCATTAAGTGTTTGTTCTGCTATTTGTGGCTCATATAAGCCATATTGCTTGTATAAGTACATCTGTACGTTAAGAAACTTCTTAAAAAGGCTAGAAAGTTGTCTATAAAACCTTTTTTCTAGGTTATTTCTTAAAACAAGCTGTTTTCTAGCTTCTTTTCTTACATTTATCCTACCTTGCCTAAAGGTATTGAACTTTTTACGTTCTAGCTTCATGTTTTACTAGATAGTGGGTGTCCTTTGGGAAATAAGTCTGTATCGTGCCTTCCACCTCTAAACTTACCTGTGGATAAGGCTCTTAGAAAGCTATTTACCCTAGCATAAGCCCATTGATCAGGCGAACTAACACTTGGTCTAACTGAACTAGGGTTTGTTCTATAAGCACCTACACCACGTCTAAATACAGCTTCTAACATTCTTAAAGTAGCCCTTTTTGTTTTTGTGCCACCATGCTTTTCATTGTGATCTTTTACTTTACCTTCTAAGGCTTCTTTTACCTTTCCTGATAAAGCCTTTTCATCTTCTTTAGATTCTACATGATCTTGTGAAGCAAACTCTTTATCTTCTTCTGTGATTATTTGTTGACGCTTTCTTTTAGCCCAAGCAAAGCCTGAATCTCCACCCCAAAGCAACCATGCAATTTTTCCTGCACTTGGATATCCATCTTCACCTTGTCTAAAACCTTCTGCTTGTTTATCTACCTCATGCCTTTTAAAAAAACTGTACATTCTTTTAATTGTAGATATTGATAGTCTTTCTTTAGCTACTAACTGATTTGCACGAGCAACACCCACTAAAGTGCCACCCCTTTTAAACTTTTTTCTAAGTTCAAGCCCTCTCTTAGCTTCTTCTGCCATTTCACTGGTAGGAATTGTATTTATGTCTGCTAAAGCCTTCTCTTCTTGTAAAAGGAAGTCTATTTCTTTATCAACCTCATCATCATCATAGTCTTCTAAATCTTCTTCGTTTAAAGGATTTTCAGGTTTAGGAACATCACTATCTGAAAGTGGAAATAGATTAGCTGATATATAAAGATCATCAGCACCATCTACAGGGTCAAGACCTATTATTTGTCTTGCTTCATTACGAGTCATAATACCTTCACGAACAGCACTGGTAACATTCTCATAAGTCTTCTTTTTTCTTTCTGCTAGAGCAGGTATAGAATCTATATCAAATTCTAAGGTAAGCCTGTCATCAAATAACGGTACTAACCACTCATTAAGATCAGATGCTATCTTTCTTAAATGTGGAATAATAGTTTCCTCATATAGAGCAAGTCTTGCTTCTGCTACATTAGAATATGTCTGAGCATCAGGAACGCCTACTAATTGACTAGGAACTCCAAAACATAGGGCTATGTCTGTAGTTGCCATGTTTTTTAATGCATGGAAATCCATATCTTTAGGGCTTAAACCCATTTCCTTCCAGTCAAAGTCTCCTTCAAGGAGCATAGGTCTACCTGCATTAGCAGTTCCACTAAATCTATTATTAAGGTCTGTAAGTAATTGCTGTCTTTGTGATTCTGTTAGGTTTACAGCAAAACCTGCATCATCCTTAGGCTTAAAGATAACAGCTCCACTAGGTCTAGCACCATTATTAAGTAAATTTACATTATGTTTACTAGCCATATTAAACTGATCTATCTCTATAGCCGCGGCACTCATAGGAGATAAACCGTAATAATCATCTAATGGATTCCACAGTTTGACATGTTTTACTTCACTAAAGCCATTATCTTGATCTACATCATAGGTATTTTGAACCCTACCATTAATAACATATTCGTATTTATCAGGAATAGAGTTACCACTACCCTTTATATTAATACGATCAGGTCTTAACTGATGAAGCTCTTTAGGTGAGCCTGTTTCTCCACCTACTTTAAGTATGTATGCATTGCCACTAAGAAGCACATAACCAAACAGGCTATTAAAGAACTCTGAGTAGGATTGTAGAGGATTGGGTCTATTAAGAAGGTCAATGAGTGGATGTTGTTCAATTATCTGATCTCCTGCTTTAACTACAAAGGGTACTGCACTAGCACCTTTGGATATTTCATTAACACAACGATAAACGATTGCGTTTTTTAGATATCCCTCTTTGGCTAAATCTGCATATTTGTAATTCTTAGGTTGATCTGTACCAACCCCAAAATAACCCATCATGTTTGATTGTTTGACTTCTTGTTGTTGTACGTTAAAAAGTCGTTGTAAAAATGTTTGTTGTGCCATTAGCTTATTCTCCAGTTTACTTGTCCTTTAGACTTGCTAAGTTCGGTTAATCCCCATACTAAAGCATCTAATCTATCAGGCGAACTATTTGTATCTCCTGTATAACTGCACATTTGCGATTCTAACTCCGAGAATGCACCTACATGGTGAACTCTCTCTTGTTCATATAAAGCTGAGATTGGTTCTGCTCTAAGTATTTTACCCCTAGTTGCCCTTACACTTCTATAAGATATTTGACTATCTATGTTTCGTATAAGCCTTTCTACCAAATCTCCACCGTTATTAACTTCAGCTACTATCCTATCTGCTTCCCATTCGTAGAAAGCATTAACAGCTATTCTACCCCATTTTTCAGGGGGATGTCTGCCTGATAAGTCCTCTAAGACATAATAATGATTATTATAGTCTTTACCTACTACTACTATACCTGTTTCATCTGAATTTGCATTAGCTGTTACAGCAGGGTCAATTGCAACTATAATCTGTGAAAGTTCTTTTTTCTCATTAACTCTTGCCTTTTCTATTAGATTAGAACTCCATAAAGCACCTTCAAAATCTTCAATGATCTCTGCATACAGCTCCTGTCTGCCTAAATTTGTACCTTCATATCTTTCTCTAAGCATGTTCAAAGCAGACTCTGCTAGGTTTGCTTCGTTTTCAAACGTAGAACCACTGGTTACATAACAATCATTTCTTGATACTAAGTCTTTTATAAGTGTGCTTGGTTTGGGTGTTGTTGTTATCACGCACTGTGGATTGTCACCTAGTCTTAGACCAAACATAAGCTGATCAAAAGCTTCAGGATATCTCCAAGAAGCTATTTCATCACACCAAGCTCTATGATATTGCGGTCCGCGAAGTCTATCAGGTTCTTGTGCCGCATATCCTGTTATCTTAGACCCATTCCATAATCTAATTTCAGATACACTTGATGAATAACCTTTTTGATCATTAGACTTTAGAAAACATTCTTTTGGTATAACGCTTAACAGTCCACTCTCACCACCAAAACAAACTCTTCTTAAGTCTCCATGTGTCGGAGCAACTACAGCACAATTAACATTTGGATTTCTCATTGCATATAAAGCTATGTCTTCTGCACCACATCTTGTCTTACCAAAACCCCTTCCTGCCATTACAAGCCATATTAGATATTCTCCCTCAGGAGCTAATTGTTTTTTACGAGCAGTTTTAAGCCAATTAGTGTAATGAGTCGCTGTCGCTGTTAAGGCGTTCTGATTTAACTGTGTCCAGTAGTTCCATAATTGAGTTGAAGGCTTCTGCTTCTTTGACGGTTGAGTTGACATTGATATTCTCTGTTATTTCTCCCATTGAAATTTTACCTAATTTTTGTGCAGTCAAGAGTGCATTACACAAAGATAGAAACTGTGTTGGTTGAAGTGGTTTGCCACCCATATTCATAGCATCTTCATTAATGTTCAAATAAAAAGTAACCTGATCAATCAAATCATTAGCCTTGATCAAAAGCCTGTCATCAAACTTTATAGATTCTTTGGCTTGTTTTTTTGCTCTTTGTTTATTTAATTCTTCTTGAAGTTCTATGTTGTATTGTTCTCTAAGTGCTTTCCAACCTTCAGATTGTGATGCTCTATAAAGAGTAGCAGGTGCTACATTGTACTTTTTGATTAAATCTTCAATGCTAAAATGTTTTCTCTCACCTGATTTTAACT